ACCTTGTGTATTAGCAGCCATACTCGCTTTAGCGGCCATTGCAAGAACTGCTACACCTTGCATCTTATGGATAATACGCTCATTCTTATAACCTACACGATAAGCAGCTTCCCTAATCAAATCAGGGTCCATTGCAAGATGAGGAAACTGTGTAAGTAAAGCATTAAAGTTAATGAAAGCTGTTTGTTCCGCAGCCATAGCAGCAGGAGTCATATTCTTAACATCTACGTTAACTTCAAAATCATAACCGTCACTCAAGTCCTGCGCTTTGATATATTTATAAACAGGTGCCTCATATTGTGTAGCTTCTAGTATATTACCGGGGCCTGTTGTGTACTTAATCCACAAACCCTCTACTAGTTTTTCTTGAGCTTGGCACAGAATTTCGCGGCCAATGAGATTGACAAATTCGGAAAAATCCAGCTGTTCCGCACTCTCTCTAATTTGGGAACGCGAATCGGTAATTTTAGCTTGCGTGGCCGTTTCCCTATCACCTTGATCTCTCACCTCAGCGGAAGTTCCACTTGAAATTTGAAAATCATTAATAGCTAAAGTAAGCTCTTCTGTAGTTGTAGGACCAAATTCAGGATTAGCTATAGGCCCTATTGCATCGGGATTCTTGAATTCAACTACAACTCCATCAGGCCCACTTACAAACTTCTCTACTTCCTCTTCATCGACTGCGCCTTTAAGTGCGTAGAACTTCCTGGTGAACCTGCGCCTGTAAGAGCGTCTTTGTTCACGTGCTTCATTTATCTCATCCTGACTAGAAAGCCAATACCACGCCGGAGGAATCGGATAGAAACCCTCAAGACGAAGATCCCAACGATTATCAATAAGTGGTAGACGTTCAAACGGCTGACTCCAAAGTTCATAATCATCGTTATCATAGCCATCTAAAATGAGTTTCCTCTCTTTTGAGACCTGATCCCAAATATGCCAGCACTTGCAAACCTTCTTATCATTTACTTGTGATAGGTAAAGTCCTCTTTGACTATCTTTTGTATAACTTCCGATATCGTCAACAGAGAAGCCTCCGCCATCCCAATTCTTGGGGAATTTGATCCCGGGAGTTTTTTTAAGTGTATCCACATAATAGTATTGCCAGTATCCAACCCATTCGTGGTCTTCGAGGTCTTCCGCATCACTGATACTTACTCTGAATCTCCACGGTTTGATTCGTTTTACAAAGAACCGTTCATTAATAGGTACAGGCTCATCACCTATTTTTTTTACCTTATCTTCACTAATTGATGGATCATCCCACGTATTAAGGTAAGGGTCTTCTTTAAGAGGGTTGCGCCAATCCGCCGCGTATCCAACCTCCATCATGCTAAACCAGAAGAAGCTATCAATTGCAGTATACTTGAGATGCTTGGCAAACTTGATGTTCTTATTCTTAATAATCGTATTAAGTGTATCCTGCTTTAGCTGTGCACTCTGAACCGCAAAGTCAAGATCCCAGTGCGCGTGCCCAGGTTCCGGAGAAACCATAAATTCGGGCTTTTGAAACAAGAAAGAAGCCAGTTTGATTTTGATGGTACTGTGGAAAAGATTAAGCGTGTAAGGACGATAGTTGATCTGGGGGCCATCCGTGCGCGCGCGCCATTGAAAATTCTCATAGTAGTCATTTAACCGACGACAAGCAAACTTATCCTCCCAGGCTTTAAAAGCCTTGGTTGAACTATTTAGTCGTTGAATCCAGGGATTCGAGCTTGTGTTATAGATCATTGAGTATATTGCCTGTCTCTAAACAACTGAGCTTTTAGTACAGCTTGGTAATAAGCAAATGAGTTCTTAGGAATCCGACGAGGCGCAATACGCGGTTGACTACCATGCATTGCCACATAATAGCGAATACAATCATATGCGTGGTCCACCATCTTGTCATCACGTTCCTCATCATATACATTCTTACCATCTATAGTTCCAAGGAGTTTTTTACGTTGGGCTCCAAGTTGTCTAATAGACTCCCTACAGCCATTCGGATAAGATTCTGTTCCTCTAATGAAATAGATTCCTGGCGAACCAGCCACTTTTGAAACTGGATGAATAAATCTTTGGTTGGGGGCAAGGAGTTCGTTGATTCTATTTCTGGTTGCGAATTCATTGTTATCTGCCTTTTGCCAATAAAGTGGAGGCCCATCTAAGTCAGTATCTTTATATTCATCAGCTACAGAGTAAAGACCACCTTTAGCTTGGCTAGCTTTATCAAAAATATGGGGATCTGCGTAGTCTCCCTCATATTCTTCTTTACCACTAAGGTCACTAATTTCTCGCCGATGGTAACTAATACGTTTATCAGATACATAATACTCTCTATAAAAGATATATACACCACCCAAAGCAGCAACCCATAAACAACTAGTAGGGGCAGAAGTTCCATGATCCAGGACACGGCTCAAACTACCTTTCTCTTGAATTCTTGTTAACAACTCTTCTGTAGGCTCAAGTATAGACTCAGGCCTAACAAAATGAATAGCAGCACTACTAGATCCCCATATGCCCCTAACGTACTTAGCAACCCATTCAGGGTCTCTTTTAACTGCCTCATCATAGCTTTCTTCAGAACCTAAGTTTCTGTCCCATTCCCCTTCAATGAAGAAGTAATCGGGATCTCGCTCACTAGATAGAGGATGATACTTACGATAAATATAATGAAATTCAGTATCGGGATTACAACCAATAACCATGTAAGATGGGGCGTCGGGACGACCAGAGTCCTTACGCAACGGCCAATTAGGAAAAGCGTCCAAAAGATACTGAGGGACGACAGCATGCGCCCAGCGACCGACGCGCGAATCCAATGCCAAAAAGACTGCTTCAAGGCTTTCTTCTCCTTGGTCAACAAATATAGAATTAGGTTCGATTCCACGTAAAGAGTTTTCATCTACTCTATCCAAGTGCATCCACCATATAAGAGAACCGTTTGAAAGCTGTGTAAGCCCGTCCTGCTCATTATGGCTTACTACAAGTTCTGTAGGACACATAGAAAAGAAAGTCTGCATTGTCGTGCGCTTGAGATCCGCGTAAACTTGGCGCGCGACGATGACTCGATAGTTACTGTAAGTCATCAACAATGTGATAGCTTTCAGGCATAGAATATAAGTTTTCCCGTTGTTGTAACCACCACTAAAACACTGGTTTCGCTTAGTGCAGTAGTACACTTCACGCTGTTGCCAGTTCTTAAATTGTACTTGTAGTTCCATTAGTTTCGAATGTTACTGTTGTTCTTAATCTGAGTAGATGAATTAGTGCCCGTGCTAGAAATAGCCACGCCTGTGACAACTAGATTAATTGTAGGAGTTGCAGCACTAACAGAACCTAGACTATCTGTTGCTTTAGCTGTGAAACTATAGGTAGCAGGTGTTCCGCCCGTACCTGTTAATGTGCAATTGCTGTTAAGTGTGATTCCGCTACCACTAAGAGTTCCACTAAAGATAACACAAGTAGTAGGCGCAGTTCCAAGTGGGTTCACAGTAAGAGATTGGCTATAAGCAACAAACTGTGTAGCACCTGGAAGTGACGTTGTTGTAATTGCTGGTATATCATTAATAACTACAGTAGGGTTGATAGATGCATTATTAGAACCGCCGTCACTTACACTAATTGTAGGCGTGTAAGAAGTAGCAGTTGATGGAGTTCCAGTAACAGCACAAGTAGTTCCTGTGACACTATTACAACCACTTAAACCCGCTGGAAGTCCACTAGAGGTCCAAGTCAGAGTGCCCGCACCACAGTTGTTTGCAGTAAAAGTTACTGTACCTACAGAAGTACTTTTAGTATAAGGACCAAAACCTGTAGGAGTAATAGTACAAAGCGGTGTGGTAAACTCACGTGCGCCAATTGAAGGAGGGCTGAAAAAGCGTGAACCCACTAAATCTGATGGAGCTGGGTTTGTAGCACTACCTACACCAATTGCAGGACTTCCACTTGCCAAACTAAAGTCATATTGAAGTGGCAAGTTATAGAAAGATGTGTTGACAGAAGTGAATGTTGGAATCACATTCTTACAATCTGTTGCAGTTCCATTAGGGAATAAAGCACCCGTAGTTGCTGCCTGTGTACAAGTAAGTGAAGGCCAGCCCGCTGCTGAACAAGTTATATAATCAGGGAAACCACTACAAAGTCCCCAACCCATAACAAGAGCATCTGGATTAGCCAGAGAGTGGAATACGTTCTTTTCAAGAGATGTAGTGCTTAACCAGGCAGTTTGCCTCTCATTCCACTCAAAAGGTGGGGCAGACTCTGGTCCACTCCCAGCAATTCCAGGAGAGGCATAAAAGATATTATTACGGAATGTGTTGTTACCTAGATCTCTTGGAAAGCCTATAGGTTGAACAACACCCGGTACAGCTGTGTTAGTAAGCCCAAAAACTGCTGCAGTTGCATTTAGAGTTACACTAAGATTAGATGTGGTGTTAGGCGCAGCTGGTGACATTAAGCGCAATGTGCCAGACTCACCATTTGCTGCACCTGGAACCACCGCATTAATCTCCGCTGCCACCTGCGCCGCAGTTCTTGACGCACCCGCAGTAAGTGTAAAAGTACGTGAAACGCCATCTATAACTGTAGCCAGACTGTTATTAACTGTAGTGTTGTAAGGACCTGCCACCTGCCCAATGATGAAAGCACGATTCTGTGTACTATAATTGATAGCTCCATTACCTGCAAATGAGCCATTCCGATTGAATCCACTCTGATAGAAAGTGTTATTCTCGATCAGATTGCCTGTCTCATCATGTGGGCAATAAGCTGCATTTAGATCACAATTGCATAAACCACCAGGACTTACAACAGGATCATCAGGACATTTAACACCCCAACCATTACGCGCATCCTGGTCATATATTGCCCATACCATACCAGCATTGCCACAATTAAATACAAGATTACCTCTAATGACAGAGTTACTAACACCCTGCTCAATTGACATACACTGAGCGAGAGTAGAGTATATGATATTCTGTTGCATGAGCATATCTGTGACACGCCCATTATGCTGCATTCCGGTATAGTCGCAATTAAAAGCTAGATTCCGTTGATATGTAAGATGCGCATTAGGGGCACCGCGCGCGCCCGTATAAAAGCAATGTCCTGTAGATCCGTGCATATCATGACTGACATTATCTTCAAATGTGATATTTGTCATACCATTGAAAGCATAGAAGCCGTTAGACCAGTTAGTTAGCTCAATGTTACGGAAGATATTATCGTGGAATGTAGCTGTTGAAGGTTCAGCTGACCCACCATTAAACGCATTTCCAGTAGCATTCTGTGAGATGAAAGTCAGCCCATCCACAATAAGCCAGCTCTTATCCAGAAGACCAAAGCCCGCCTGTTGTCGTAAAATGGGCTTTTCACCCGGATAAGATTTAAATATAATAGGGGTATTTGTAGAGCCATTAACAGTTACATTCATAGCTTCGGTATAGTCACCAGCCCTGAATATAACCATATCGCCACCCGCAAGACCCTGTGCTTGAATATAAGCAAAAGTAGCACAAGGTGTGGCCGCGCCTGTAGAAGCATTAGTATCCCTACAAGATAAAGTGTCACTTCCGGCCGAAGGGTCTAACCACCAAAACCGGGCGGGTGAGTACCCTTGATGCAAAAAGCCATTCTTCAGTGTAGTCCACTTACTTACAAAGCTGGCACCTGTATGGACAGCAGAATCTAGATCATCTGAATCAGGTCCCGTACATCCATCATAACGCCACGAACCGCCTGTAGCACCTGCAACGCCTAAAAACTGCCCACTTACATTAGCAAGAGAAGCAACACCACTATCAACTGCTAGAATCGTATAAGCTGAACCTTTAGTAAAACCAGTCCCATTAAATACTGTAATAGTCTTTCCATAGTCAGCACTAGTAAATGGGTGAGAAGCAGAAGTAACGCTATTAGATTGTGCAACTGTAATAGAAGCTAAAGTATTAGTTTGATCGTCAACTGTACAAGTCCCAGTAGCACAAGAAGGAACACCTAGTACCCAGAAATTGCCAGTTCCGCTTGGAAGCGTAGAAGTGCTATTACGTAAAAGTCTATAACCAATTACATGTGGATCGGATCCAGTTGTATCAGCCCAGGTGATGTGATTATAGTTAGACCCATTAAGAGTTGCATTTCCATTAGCTATAAGAGCACCTGTACTTGGAATACTACAACCCGCGTTAGATGTCTGAGAACCTGCAACAGGGCCATAAGCAATCCTACATTCACTCAGAAAATAGTAATAAGTTGTTGAACCTGTCGTTCCTACAACAGATGTAGTTGGAGAACTAGGGGGTGTACCGGGTGATGCTATAACTAAATCTGCACTCGGATTCAATGCAACTTGTCCAACTCCATAACCATCACCATCTTTGTCACCACAAGTAATTGTAGAAGAACCAACTCCATAAGTTCGTTGATAAGTAAAAACGTTTTGATCCCAATCTTGTAGAACCACAAACTTATTAAGATACTTAGAATAGCGCCATCTACCATAAACCCCTTGTGGTGTATTCGTACTTGTTGGCGCGCCTGATGGATTATCTGTAGAACAGGTCCAAGTTTGCGGGTTGAGAATATAAACAGTAGTAGAATTTTGATCCTTACCTACAAGCATACCATCATTAGGATCATAAGCAAGACCAGGTGCTTTACCTGTCAGTAAACTACCGCATGTAGCAGATGCAACAGAAGTCACATCATGCACTGCATAACCATCTCTATTATCAAGATAAATATAAGTTAACCCTTTTCCTGCATTAGCTACTTGATCCCCAGCTTGCACTGCAATATCTAGCCGAGGATGAATAGTCATACCATCAGCCATTTGAAGACCCGCTGTTACCAGTGCAGTCCAGGTATCGCTACCTGTGTTATATTGCCAAAGTCGCCCATTATCAATACTACAGAAAATACGATTTCTTCCTGTTCCAGAATCCCATGCACATGCTGTACTTAATGGGTTAGCCGCACCTGGAGAGAACTCAGTAGTACGTGTCCAGCTAGTTGCAGAGTTTCCACTATAGGGGAATTTCCACATATAGCGGGCTGGTTGTGCACCATAAGTTAAACCAGTAGAAAACATATAACAAGTAGAAAGTGTATCCACACAAGTCAACCCATAGTACAAATGTCTACTATTCGGCGCGCCTGTTGCCAAAACATCCACACCATCAGCATTAGAAGCACACGGTGTAGAACCACTCACGAAATTAAAGCAAGGTGTATAAATGTTGCTAGTTACATTAGTTGTAAAGTTAACAGAAGCCATCTCATCCCCATAGTAATCCTGATGGCCTCCCATACCAATCATTAGTTTAGTACCATTAGCATAAATTTCACCACCATTCCAGGCTCTAATACGATTGGAACAGGTGGAAGAAAAAGCATAATTCGCACTTGTACAAGCACCACTTGAACAAGATGCAGTAGAACCATAGTTAGAACAAGCGTTAGTTTGAAAATTAGTACCAGAACCAAGATCAGCCCAGGTTCCTGCCTGTGCACACGCGCAGATAAAAAAGATGAGTTTTTTCATGTCAGTCTTTGAATGTTTTCAATCCAAATGTATAAGCAAAACCACTACCAAATTGGGATGTAAATGTAACTGTAGCAGAAGATTGAGTCACTGTCACAATTTGATAGCCCATGCTTATAACACCTGTCGAGGATTTACAACCTGCTGGAACTGTGAAATTCGTTGAATTAAAATTATTGAGTGCTGTGAAACCACCTGCATCATATGAGCCAATGACTAGAATTTCATCCGCTGCTGTAGTTGTAAAAGAGCTAGTTGTTACAGGTGCGCTAGGTGTTTCCGAGTTACCATTTACAGATTGGTCAAGAGCTACAGCAGTAGTCGCAGTAGGAGTTAAAGACATAACTGAAATAGCTCTAAAGCTAATAGAACTACTATAAGTGACTGTCCATATCATGTTACTGTCGCCAGTAATATTCTTTGCATACCACATACTGATACACATAGTTGTACCACCAAATGTGGCACCACCTATCTGTGTATATGTATTTCCACCATGACTATCAGTAAGAGTTAAAGTTGGGCCAGCTGTACAACCACCATTGTAGCCAGCTGTAACAACTACAGTTTGTCCACTTGCTATATTTATACCAGTTGTACATCCAGGTGCACCACAAGTAGTCCAACTAGTGCCACTTGTTACACCATCATCACTTGCAACACCCTGGTCAAATGTAAAAGTGCCACCTGGAGAGGTTGTAACATGATTTTTCCCAGGCCCAGGGAAAGGGAAAAATTGACCCCAGGAACAAGAGGCTAAAAGAAATAAGGCTAGCAGTTTCATCGAATCACCCGATAATTGAGAGTAACCGCAGGTAAAGTTATACTTGTACCTGTAACATTACAAATTTTAAAATTAACATTATCCGCTGTTGGGTACGGGTATATTGCCAAACCATCGGTAGATGCGGCACCATAACCAACAAATCCGCTAATATCAACATTAGGTGTGAAAGTAATAGTATCTGTTATAAGTACACCAGTAGCACTAGATGTATTTGCAGCAGTACAGGTATTACCTGCGAGAGCACCTGTAGTTAATGCTTTTGTGCCACTTGCAATAGTCCTAGTAATAGCAGCAGGAATGTCAGCATCTACAATCGCCGCAGGTTGCTGTACTCCACCTGTAATGTGTGTGAGAAATTGATTTGCTGTGCGACTAGATTTTTCTACAACAGTTGAACTAACTGTACTTGCACCATTCGCCTTGTGACTAAATACATGTGTCGTAGAATCGTTCCAGTTAGTAAAATGACCAGATGTTGGATTAATAGGCGCAGAGATTTCAGGTCCCTGGTCAACACCGCTATTATCAGATTTGCAGCCAACACCTAAAACTGTAGATCCATCCGACTTGATTCTGAAATATTGGGTTGTTGTAACAGACGCGCCCGGATCAACTGTTGGATCACACGTGCCAGTAACAGAACCACCATATGTAACAGTGGTCATATTAGAAGCAGGTTGAGTCCACGCTACACAGAATTCTGCTCCACTTGTCTTATTATTAATTGTGACACTTGTCACAGGAGTGGATGCTGTTAGATTGATTTCAAAGCACTTAGGACTTTTGAGAGATTGGTCAGTCAGACTTAAAATAGGCGCGGCTGCTGTACCTGTAATTCCTGTGGTTGCTGTCGCAATAGAGCCACCAAATACAGATTGTCCACCACCGCTACCACCTGTCATTTGAGTCCATACATCTGTGGATGTGCAGAAATAGAGATTTGATCCTGCACTGACAGTAGAACTAAAGAATATCTCACCAACAGTACAAGTAATAGCAGGAACGCCTGTGCCCACCTTTACAGGTAAAGTGTGAGATGCGCCAGTAGCATTCAAAAAACCTGTGAAAGTTTTATTACCACTCAGTGTCTCAGCAACACCAATATATGAAACGGTACCACCCGCGCCATAAGTAATAGTCGAACCATCAGTACCTGAAAGAGTAACAGTGTTACTAACTGTCAGAGTTTTCGTGTCAAGTACAGTAATTGTAGCGCCCGTGGCAGGTGCAGTTAGTGTGATTCTATTTACTGTGCCTGGAAGGATTAAAACAGAGGGTAAAGAAAGAACACAAGTTACAATAGCTGTACTAGAACAGGTACCTGACAAAGTTATTTGGCTACCTGTGCCTGTTAGCTGGACATTTGTAAGAGTACCAGTTCCAAGCGCGGGTGCATTAATAATCTTGGACCAGTCAAGAGTGTTAATAAATGATGGATTACTATAGTTAATTGTCCTATTGACTCCATTAGCAAGGCTGTTGTTAAGATTGGACCGAAAGGTGGGAAAATCAGTATTAGGAACTGCTGTAAGCTGCGCATAGGCACACGCGCTGAGGAAAAAGAAACTTAAAGACTTCACTTGCAGGCTCCTTTTACTTTGCATAAAGCGGGATTTTTCTTCTTAGCCCCTGCGGACGCGGCGCGTGTTCTCGCTGCCAGAATAGCACCCGCAGCTTTTTTGCTAACATCTTCTTTAGAAGCTATTTTTGCTTGCACTGCTTTGAAACTCATTGTTTCTGCTCCACTAATGGTAGAAAACCACAAATTTGCCATCCTAACTTACCTGTGGTGGCATTATTAATTGGAGAACCTGTAGATTTTAAGTAAACTACTATGTCGTAATAGTCGTGTAATTGGGGAGAACCCGGTGTTGCCTGCCAGAAATAACCATCAGGTGAGGTTAAATCAAAATAAGCGCCAATTAGCTCATCATGATTAGTTCCAGGTCGTCCCATTGATGCTTGCAAAGTTGTGTGACCGAGAAAACGTGTTATATTCTCAAAGAGAACCTTGAAGTACAAAAACCTGGCATCCATATGCAAGAAAATTGGTATTTCCTGCTCAAAAGTCTCACTTGTCAACTGTGTGTGATCTATTGTATCCTGGTAACACACGAGACAAGTTGATACTGCACTTACATCTACTGAATCTAACTGAATTCCACTTATGATTGCATTCCCTACAACACCTGTAAAAACAAATTTGATGTCTGGCTGGCTAGTACCAAAGCCAACTTTGAGGCTAACTGGCATATTTGGCGCGCCCGCCAGTTTAAACACATCTACGTTAGTTAGGAGGGGTTGGCCATTAGCTGTAACATTGAAAATTCTCTGACTTACAGCAGTTTTATTAGGCTCAAGGAACTTAAATGTTACTTCGTAATTACCAACAGGTGCTGCAAAAGTGTAGGAAAAAGAGGCGCTAAAACGAAGATTTTTGTAAGGATTATCTAATAAGTTACTATTAGACCAAGTAGAGCCACCTGTGAAATATTGATCCGGGTTCCAAACAACCCCTGAAAGGTCAGAACCTCCCTGACCGCCACACGCGACGCGAAATAACGTAGCAGCAGAAAGGGAGGTTCCGAAAAAAAGCAGCAATGCTACTTTTTGCATTGACCTTTAAGGAACTGGAACTTCTGGGTCTGCTCCAAGTGCTTTCAACTTGTCAACTTCTGCCTGCAAAGCGGCTTCTGAATCTACGCTCAATCCGCCTGCATCAATCAACTTCTGGATTCGAGCTGCAATAGCATTTGTTGCATCGTCGAATTGAGTGATAAGTGCTGCTACTTTCGGATCTACCATAGTGTCTCCCCCTTCAAGTGTAGCTAAATCAATTAATTGTCTGATATTTAGTTGTGTACGTTCTATCTTAAATAATAGGATGGTTAACTCCCTTTTAGTCAAGTTGGATCACCTCCTCGGGAATTAATCAAGAATAATTATAATAGGTTGCTCACAAGCCCCACTATTAGGGCCACCTGCACACCCCAAAATCGGGCGCGTGCGCCACAGGAGAAATGCCAGAAAGAGTTCAATCATTTGATATTTAGCTTCTGGTACTTAGTACCGTTAACCCACCAACCGTCACTTACTTCAATAACACGACAAACAGGAAATTCAGGCCTGTCTACATAGCAGAAATCTACAAACTGACTATTATCCCAAATCACCCCAACCCACTGTTGGGCGGGAGGTTGTGGAAAGGTTTCTGTACCTGTACGGCCAGCCTGATAATTAAAAGCATACCAGTTATTTAAAATTGTATCAATGTAGTTTTGCAATCGTCGTGTATTAGTGTTAAATGCCCTGTCCTGAATAGTTGCTTGTTGGAAACGCCAATAAGCTGAACTAGATGAGGTATTAGGGGGATTGTCGTAATCATTATTTTGCTGTGGAGCTAAAAAAGAACCTTCAGGAGGAAAATTATAAGGCACCTAATTATCCTCCTCCTTAACAAATTGTCCCGTTGTTTTGAAATGCTCTTCACGAGATAGATCACTAATAAGAGGTTGCACAAAGTTTAGACGCATTCCCATAATATTCGCATGTTGCTCTGCCCGAGCCCGCGCCTCTTTCAAATTTCCATTGAATCGGAAGTTTTTACTTTGCAAGTGATTTGTATCCTTTCTATAAAACATTGTGTAGAGTCCCACGAGAGGTTCCATGGAAGATTCTACAGTCGTTTCTTTTGTTGCCATAAAAGTTTAGTTCACCTTCTCCTAAGTAGTAGGGCTAAAATCTACGTAATACTCCTTACCTAATTCAAAATTACTAACAGCAGAGAGATTCATAACATTAAATTGGATTGTGCCACCAGGGGTCCATTTAAAAAATTGTTCATTTTCAGGACTACCAGAATAAACAGGACTAAAAGTTAAATAATAGCCATCTTCTGGGCTTCTTCCTACTGGATAGATATTATTACAAACAACTTTGCATCTCAATTGACTTTCTCCTTAGCCGAAGCACTTAGCTCTTTTAACAATGGACGAGGTAACAAAACAGGGTTAATCCCCTGGGGCACGAAAGAAGGGAGTGGAGTAGAGGCAGGATTTTGAGGACTTT